ACAATTCACTGCTATTTTTTGACTGTGTTGCCTTACTCATTTTAAACACTCCGTTCTAATGTAGATTTAAAGTACTTCTAGCTGACTCGATATCGCGGATAGCTTTCTTATCTGAATTACATTGCTCAATAACCGATAAAAGGGAGATGTTTAACATTAACGATTCTCCCCATGTCATCTGCTCTGGTATATAGGGCAATAGACAATCAGCGGTTAGGTGTGCCGGTATCGCTATGTATTCCACTGGCACGTATTCTTTCTGAATAGTCGTGCATCCTGATAAGAGCGTCACTAGGAATAGCAGTATTGGCACAATCATTATTGACAAGAACAGTTTTGATAACCGTTTTAACTTTTTCAGAATCCACGGCTGACCTATTCCGCTCTTCGCTATTAAGTGATGAGACATTGTTGATAATCCTGAATGTTCGGTTGGCGTTTTCTGTGATTGATTGCTGGCGAGATAACTGATTGGTTGCTGTGTTGTAATCTTTGCTCAGTTTGTCGTAATCATCTATTACCCACCATAGCCAGAATGCAGATATTGCCAGCAGTCCAGCTAATACTTTAGTTAGCGTATTCATGCGGGATATGTCTTATGGGTTAATTGGAAGTGAGGACCATCTTTAAATGTTTTCCAGTTACCGCCCCATTCGACATCGACGCCGAACTCTTTCGCCGCTTGCATCATGGCATCAGCTACTTTTTTAAAGTATGACCAATCATTCCAAGGGATCTGATTATTTACTAGTGGAGCACAATCAACAGCGTGGCCAGTTAAGTGACGACTATTCATCGTTTGGCTTTTGCCACTTGCAACTAATTGTCGCTGTCTGGCTTCGTTGCGCTTACCTTCAATCACCATAAAATCAATATCGGTAATTTCTAATGCTCGATGTACTACCTTAACCAAATCAGGATGAACGCCACGGAGGTTTTCTTCGCTACGTTTGCTTAATCTAAACTTACTCACTTCTTACCCCCTGTAAACTTATCCCAGAAGAAATCCAATGCTAAAGAGCCAGCGGAACCACATAAGCCAGCCGTAAATAACGTGTAATAGAATGAGGCGTTAAGCTCTATTGATATAAGACCACCCATCATCCCAGCAAAGCCAGATACGAACATTTGCATAATTGCCCCTACCCAGCTCCACCGATAACCGTTACGTTTATTGTCAATAATGTATCTAGCCAATCCGCCGTATAGGGATATAGCGAATATGACACCCCATGCGGTGGCACTGAATTTGTCTTTCTCGTCCATTCGTGTCATACCGCCTCCTTTTTGGAGGAATTAGTTAATAGAACGCCGACTCACAGCTCTTGTGTGAACGTGAGGTGTTGTGATTGATTCTGTGGTCGGCATATACGAAAAAAAGACCACTTAAGCGATCTTCAAAATGAGTTGTTCGGAATAACCGAACATGTGAACTTGTAAGGATTACTTACAGGTTCGTATCTATGAATAGAAAAAGGCCACGCATGGCGACCCTTAGAATATTCACCTATTGGGATGGTGTTACTACGATATTTTGAACTAGTCGGTCAGACCGACAGGTTGAAATGTGAACTATCCGGTAATTCCGGATAGTTGGAATAATTGTGGAGGCATACGCTGAGAGTGCATGCGTTCAGGTTCCCCATGGCGTGTGTGCTTCTATCCTGATAAGTGCAGTAACCCATGCGAGTTAGCCAATCAGCCTTGGCATTCTCCACAATGGTTAAGATGCCTTCTCCATGCAGTGCAAGGGTGATTTTACTCACCAAAAGACACCTTGTCATTGCAGATAACAAAAAACCCCGCCGAAGCGAGGTCTTGAATCGGAACTTTTCAGCCCGTAATCAGCAGGTAATCTCTTACCCTCTTTAATCTATCTGTCTGCTCTTTGCTTTTACGAGCGAGCATACACTAAATATACACATTCATAACTTATTTTCAAGTGATTTTTGAAATATTTTTACATTTAACTCCAATCTGTGAGCGCTCTCTCGCTATTTCATCTTGTAGCACCATATATAACTTCGCATTAAATAATGTAATGCACCAACGGACACGATCAATACACTGCTTGGTGGTGAGCCAAGGTGCTATTTGTTGTTGAATGTAATTTGCGAGTGTTTGCATCGTATTTCTGCCAAGATAGTAATCGGTAGCAACGACATAAACAGGATTGGACTTGTCGAACGCTTTCAATATTGCTTTCTCTACAAAATCAGCTTCATCTACATCGTTGGCGCGCTGAAACATGTTGCTGAGTGATTGCTTGGGAAACAATATTGATTTGGCTTTTTCTTCAAGTTCATTTCCTGTGTAACCTTCCTTTTTTAGTTGTTCAAACACCTTGGTGAAGCGTTCTATATTTTCTCCTGACCATCCAGTGATAAATCGCCAGATGCTTCCAGATCCCCAAGACAACCCAAGATAACTATCATCTTTCATTTCTCCAGCCCATAGAGATATTATTGCTCTTACCCATCTATCTTGTGACGGAGTTAACCTCCTTGCCTTACCTAAATATGATTTTCGAGGTGAGTCTGCTACATACCTATAAATATCTGGCTTACATTCCCTCATCTCGCCTCCGGTAATACTGTGTGATGACCATCACCACTTACTGAGTAGACAATAGATTTCTTCCTACGCTTTGCATCGCTAGTAACCAATACTGATAAGATGCCCATTGGTAGCTGAACAACGCTAAAACTTTGCCTTTTCAATGATTCTCTGGATAATCTTCTTGCCACAGTAATAGCAACTGGTAGGCTTTTGTATTTATCGCTCCTCATCTTTCAGCTCCTTTAACTTTGCTCGGTAGTGATCACGTATCCGCTCATAATCCTCGCGTTTCCACTTTGGTAATTCATGAGAGCCCATCAGACGATCGAAACGCTCTTGACCAATTTTCTCTATTAGTCGAGGTGTGTAATTTTCGATATTTCCCGATAGATGGTTATTGCATGGGGCGCATTGCTTATGGCAGTTATCTTCATCGAACCTAAGCTCTGGGTTAGCACCGGTTGTTCGATAGTGTCCTGCGTGATACTGACCTTCGTGAAAACGACCACACGAGATGCAAGGCTCATCCTTGTCTCTTTCTCTGATGAATGCGTTGAATGCGGTCTGTGCTTGTTTGGTGAAATATGAGAGGGGTTTTACTGCTAACTTGCGGGCTTTGAGCTTGTCTTTTGCTTTAACTTCCTTTTCTCTTTGCTCCTTTTTACGTTTCGCTAATGCTTTTTCTTTCTCCTTGTTTCTTCGCTTTATCGCTAGTTCTGCTCCATGTTCTGGACAACACCACCAAATATTGCTGTATTTAGGGTGAAACCATTCTCGGCATATTTTACAGCGCCGTCGCCTTAGCTTCGCCATCTCCCTCTCCTTTGATTTTATCCATCACTTCCAAATGAGCGTATTCATCAGCACACTTGCTACACACGTAAATTTCTTCATCTGTTAGCTGTCTATTGCATGACATGCAGTTCATTGCGAACCTCTTTGAGTAACGAGTCTATTTTCATCAACATCGGATTACCCATGCCTGCAACATTGGCTTTATCGACAAATTTCATAGGTCGAGATTTAAACTCTCTCGCCTTTTGTCTAACTGCTTTTACCTCTTCTCTATCGTCAGCATATGATTTGATTAGCTGTATCGCGTTATCACAAACGACAAACTTCCACGCACTTTTATCAGACTTTCTTATTGCTCCTATCTTTTTGAGATGCATGATTGTTTCTCGACATTGGTTGATCGTTAAACCTGTCACTGCAAACGCTGTTTTGGTGTCAAATGACTCTAAATGCCTTACTGATTTAATAATTGTAATTGCGTTTTCTATCGGAAAGTTATCTCTAGCCATTACTTCCAGTCTCCATCTCACTAACCATCCGTTCCATATACCAACGAGCCTTTTTCAAATCTTCGACTGGGTTAATTTTCTTTTCGTATCGCCAGACATACTTTTGAATATTGCCCTTGAGGTAGCCAAGAAACGCTTCCTTGGTCATGCTGGCTTTTATGGCATCTATGCACTCAATATCACCAGATGCGTAGTGTGATGGGTTGTTTACGTTGTCTTTTACTTTATTTTCTACACCTTGATTAAATAAAGAACCAAATCCTCCCATGTGTTGAAGAGTGTCATCGCATTTCTTGCAGGCATTTTCATGTTTAGGTCCGATGTAGCTAAATCCGCACCACTTACACTCTTTGTGCCAATATCCACCGCTCGGATAATCTCTTTCTGTTTTAGCTAAATTCATTCTTCTTGTTTCCTTTTTAATTCCATATATTGAGAGTTATCAGGTATCGTCACGAAACAATTTATACCTACCGCCCAGCGTTCAACCTGCTCCATAAAATGGAACATTTCACCTGTATCTAACTTTGATGTTTTTCGAAGTGTTCTTACGCGCTCTGTAAGCTGTGTAGTAACGTCAACCATATCGACCACCTCATAGCCTAGGAATGTATGCTTAAGCATCTCCTTAACGGTTTCTGGCGTGTAATTGGCGTTGTTCTTACATAGGTATTTGCTTATCTCTGTGCACCACATATGAAAAGTGGAATTCTGAGATAATGAACGCTTGTTTTTCCACGGCTTGATGATGATTCGGTGTGGTTGGTTTGTTGCTAGAACTTCTTTGAGGTGTTGCCATGCGGTATTTTTGGTTGATTCGTGGAAGAGAAAATCTACTTCCAAGTTAGCCTCCTGTATTTTCCTCAACTAAATTGAAGTTTTTGCAATTACAGTTAGGGCAAACTAAATCAACCCAGTACTTTTTCTGTACCTTTTTAAGCCCCTTCCGTTCGTAAACTTTACGACAACGACGACACTTTAATTTATCACTCACTGTTAGCTCTCCTGTTCACCAACCAGTGTTAATTTAACAATCTCAATAACTCCTATTGCTTCAGCTAAGCTAATTTCACCATCGTATTCGTGGATTAATTCAAGTATGCGCTTAGATAGCTCTCCGTTGGATTGGAATTTTTTATCTACTGGTAATTTTACTATCTTCATCATTCACCCTCTGGCAATGCCAGCCACCTAACACACTTAAAACCACGTATTGGATTGTCGTAGTGATCATAAAAACCAAAATCACCACCAAAACAGTCACCAGATAAATATCTGGCAACAATTTTTTTTCCTGACTTATTTTCGATAACCAATTCTGCATGTGATACTGGCGGTTTTTCTGCTTCAAAATTAACCCATTTAATTCCCTGCATTAGATGCCTCCCTCTGTTAACGTTGTTCCTTTCATCACTCAATCCTCTAATTAATATTGATATTCTTAGTGCAAAATTTAAACGCCCACCTGATTAGATAGGTCATCACTAATGCCTGAATAATCACTATTGGTAATGCCCCTAGATAAACATGAAGATTAAACTCGCCTAATTTATCTATCGCGATTAAAAGTGATACCGAACACCAAGCAATGAGTTGAAATAGAAATGTAAGAATGTTGCTACTAAATACCCTGACGAGTGCCTTCTGATGCCATTTCATCTAAAAATCCTCACGATTCCCACTCATATCCAACTTTAATTGCCTTGGCTTGCTCTAAAGTATTAGTCATTACTTTTGTGTTTGAAATATCACCCCAGCAATTACACTCAACTGGCGTTAGGTAATATTCATTTTCTGTTCCATCATCGCTTTTGTAGGTATGGCGAACCGGATCACCTAATACCTTGGTGACAATATGTGTTAGTAAGTTCATCTAAAAATCCTCTTGCGTGTTAAACGTTGGCACCTTGGAATCGGCGTTGTTGTGGTCTGCTACTTTGCTGACAGATGCTTGATGCTTGAGCCTGATCGGTGTCAAGAAAGTGACCATTTTTGAATAATTGATAAACCGTACCCAGTTTCCCGAATCGGTTTTTTGTCACAATTATTTCTGCGTAATCTGCTGCAGGGGAGTTCTCGTTATAAACTGCATCACGGTAAAGCATGATGATGCTATCAGCATCTTGCTCTACGCTTCCTGAGTCTCTTAAATCCGCATTGGTAGGTCGTTTATTAGGTCTTTTTTCAACATCACGAGATAGCTGGCTTAGTGAAATAACAGGAGTTCTGATATTTTTAGCCAACCCTTTCAACGTTGCTGAAATATGAGCAATAGCCAAATCGTTACGCTCTGCACGAGGTTTCTCGATCAACCCTAAGTAATCAACCATGATTAACGATAATTCAGGGTGGCGTTTCTTGTGTCGTGTTGAAATTGCGGTGATTTGTTCAACGGTTAACTTGCTGGCATCGACAACCCAGACATTCAAGCCAAGTAAATTACCTGCCCCCATTGATACCCTTCCCCAATCTTCGTCACTCATACGAGATGGGTTTCTCAATGCGCTAACAGATAGATTTGCGGATCCTGCAATCTGACGCTCTACGATTTGCTGAGAGTCCATTTCCATTGAGAAAATTAAAACGCCTTTCTTGGTGTCAGATCCGATAACATTTTGAGACGCTACGCCTTCTGTAATTTTCAGTGCGATTTCTGTTTTACCCATTCCTGGTCGAGCGGCGATAATGACCAAATCAACAGGGTTGATGCCTCCCATAATTTCATCTAATTCGCGGATCCCCGTTTTTAGTGTGTCCGACTCCTCGCCTTTGTTAACACGTTCTTGTAAAACTTCCGTGTAATCTTCGATTAACGATGAAACATGAACGGGAGCAATATCACCTTTCGAGGAATGCATATCAGATGCCTGAGCAAGAAAACTTTCCATTGCCTCACTGGCTTGCTCAATGGTTCCGTTTTCAATCACACCACGCACAGAATCCATTAACTGTATCATAGCTCTACGGTTATGATTATCGGTCACCATCTTGGCATAGCCTTTCAGGTTGGCTGCGCTCGGACAATCCTTGGCTGTTTGGATAATACTAGCTAGATGCTCACTCCCCATTCCTTCAGCAACCATCATCATATCGATGACACCGCGAGACTTAGCTTGTTTTTGAATAACTTGATAGGCTTCTCGATAGAACCTAACTGAAAATGATTCTGGCTCTAAAGTGGCTAAAACATCCGAGGCATCAGGTGTTAACCCTGAAATTAACAAACCGCCAATAACACTTGCTTCAAATTCCGTATTGATCACTTAAAACCCCCTGTCAGCAAATTTACCTTCTCGAACACCTGTCAACGTTGTTTCTCTTAGCAGATAATCAATATCAGCCGTCCAGCCTGTATCGTTTTCACCAAAATAAAATGGCTTAGCCATCCGCACAAAGGCTCTAACGTAGGCCCGCCAACCATCGACATTTGCCGTTGCAAGGTTTTTGATTATCTTCCTGATCCGTGTTTTACGTTTCTCGTTAGCTTCCACAGCATGAGGAAGTCTGTCACCAACCTCCTCGTTGTAGGCATTGAGATATTCATCGTAGTTAATTGGAGTTGATTTTCTCTTGGTAGGTTTTACCGATTCTCCCCCTTTCACCTCGTGAGGGGTAAGGGGTGTATTACTTTCTTTCTTTTCTTTTGTAATAGTTTCTTTTGTGTTTAGCTGACTTGGCTTATGTGAATTAGCCGTTTTAGCTAATGTTTTATTAGCCGACTTAGCTAATGTTTCGCTAACTTGGCTAATATTGAAGTTCCACTCAGTAAAATCTTTGTTAATTCCAATTTTATTACCTGATGAAATAACAATATTCATAGCAATCATTTCATTCTTCGCTTTGCAAACATGAGTATGATGAATGCCTGTCATTTCAGCTATTTGAGTGTTTGTAATACGGTCTAACTTTTTGCCGAAGCCGTATGTCTTTCTGATGATGGCCATAACGACTTTTAGTTGTCTTGCTGTTAAATCTGCACACATAACAGCTTCAAATAGGTCGTTGGCTATTCTTGTGTAACCATCTTCAAGATTTGCCACTGTTGACCTCTCTTGCCGTCGTTGATTACCAAAATCTGCATATGCAACATTACTCATGCGATCCTCCTAGTAATTTCTCACGATGCTCATTTCTCAATTTTGCATCTTCGAATGCTTCCTTTAGACGTTTACTTCCTAACAGTGTCACTTCTCGTAACGTCTTATCTCGCATGATGTTTTTATGCACTTCGTGACGATTAAACCAATGATTAACTTTCTTCTTCATGGTATAATTCCCTTATTCCTAAGCTGTATCAGCAAAAGGAAAGCTAAAAATCAGCTTCCCTTTAATACTGGTTATTGATACAGTGTATTTGTTAGTTGAACAGACCTAATTGTTCTTCTCTAAAGGCCTCATTTGTTCCCGCAATTGAGGCTTTTTCATATGCATGAACTTGAAGTTTTAACCTCGATAGCTCAGCCATATTTTCCAGATACAATCTATAATCTGATTCCCTGATAACCTTCTCGCCTTCCCTCACAAAACCAATTACACGACGTGTGGCAAGCATTTCGCATACACCATCAATAGATTGGATTCTTCTTGAGATAGTCGAGTCTGAACGTGATGTGGCTTGTGCAATTTCTCGCTGATCCCCATCACGTAATATTTGAAGTGCGCTACTTACTAAGTGGCGTGTTCTAAATTCAATCGCTCGTTTGTCACGAACTGTTTTGCATGTGTTTCCGTATTCCATTTGTTAAAGTCCTTATTAAATTACTTCTCGTTAGAGAACAGCAGTAATGATCCGTGGCTCATTCCATATGAGCGGATTGTTGATATGTTCCACAGTGGCGGAACCTAAATTGTTAAAAGAGCGGGTGAAACTAATTTTTATCTTTTACTAAATGCTCAAATGGTATTCCGAATAGTTCGTTGATTTGAGCGTATCTTGCAGGAGGAATGCGACCTTTTTGCTCCCATTGTCTAATGGCCTGATCGCTAATCTTTAGCTTCTTAGCTAAAGCTGGAATTCCACCTGCTTTTTTAATTGTTGTTTCCAATGCATTCATAAAGATATTCCTTTAACTGATTAACAACAAGAAGAATACAAGAAACGCTTTATTTAAGCAAGTATTACTTGTTGGAAAAATAAAAGCGCAACTTGTATATTGAGCGAATGAAAACTATGCGCGAAAGAATCAAGCAAGCTAGACTTGCAAAAAACATGACCCAAGCTGAGTTAGCTGAGTTGGTAGGAGTGTCACCACAATCAGTACAGCAGTGGGAGACCAGTACTGAGCCAAGAAAAAACAGAGTTATTAAAATTGCTGAAATACTTGAAGTTGATACCAATTGGTTGTTATTCGGAATAACTGATATTGATGAAAGAAACAAAGTCAGTAGTATTCAAATAAATCAAGATATTGAAGTTTCAGATAAAAATACCTACAAGGTGGAGATGCTGGATATCCAAGCTAGTGCAGGGCCAGGTGTGATGGTTCTTGATGATTTTATTGAGACAATAACGGCTATTGAGTATTCAGCAGATGAAGCAAAAAGACTGTTTGGTGGGAGATCTGCATCCACAATCAAGATGATCACTGTTAAAGGTGACTCTATGGCTGGAACATTTGAGCCCAGAGATCAAATATTCGTAGATATCACCACTAACTTTTTTGATGGTGATGGAATTTATGTCTTTGTGTTAGATAATCAGCTATATATAAAAAGGCTTCAAAAGCAATATAAGAGACTGGCTGTCATATCGGATAACGCAAGATATGAAACTTGGTATTTAGAAGAAGATAGTATCAATAGTCTCTACATTCATGCCAAAGTTTTAGTTAGCCAATCTATAAAATACAAATTTCATGGATAGAAATTTATTTAATTATCAGGTAGTAACTAAATGAAAAATATAATTTTATTACTAATTACTGTTTCTTCAATATCTGCCCATGCTACTAATAAGATTGATATCACTAATGAAGATGACTTCAAATTGATAACTACAATCATGAAAGCATCTGAGTGCAACGCTTACTCTTCTTTATATAAATTTCAGCAAGAAAATAATGTGCCAAATGGGGATGAGTTTATAGATAAGTTCATGAGCAATGAGGCAAAAAAGAAAAACAGCACCTTAATTGATATAACCAGCGATTGCCAGAAAGCACTACTGGATTTCGCAGAAATAACATCAAGTAAAAACTAGCACCTCTCACCTACCACATCACAGATCCCTCTTTAATGAGGGATTTTTTATGCCCACAAATCACAAAAACTGCCAACAGAATAAAAAATTTAAATTTTTTACAAAAAATAACACAAACAAAAACAAGCATTTATTGTTTAAATAAAAACTAACTCAAGTTTTTACACAAGTTTTACTTGTCTTAATAAAGTAATGCTTGTATAGTTAATCACATCGAAGGCAAGGAGCCATAGATAAACAGGATGTTCGCTCTTTTACAAATTAATTCCCGCCATTGTGGGAAAGTTTCAAAACTCCAAGTGAGTATTGGGATTGGTGAACGCTAAGGCTGATTGGCAGGTTTAAAAGCTAACAGTTTCCGCAAGCGAGCGATACCAGCTAAGTAGTGTCATATGCCTTCGGGTACTGGGTCGTAATAACTGATATTGAGGGAGGCAAAAGCCGTTTACCTCGGCATGGCTTGTAAGTAGGAGATCAGCACCTACCACCAATCACCAATACTTACTAACCGAGGGTAAATTATGGCTCAAATTACTTACTTACCACGCACTGGTAAGACAAATTCAAAGATGCGTCGTTATATCGCTAGAGGTGAATTAATGGCACGCAAAGCTTTAGAAGAAGCTAATCGCGGTCGCACTACTGAGGAAATATGGGATTCGATCATTAAGCCAGTTGATGAAACAGATGTGCTAGCAAGTTTGGTGTTAAGTCTTAAATCAGCACCAGATGCACGCAAAACATTAAAACTGAAAAAACAGCCGAGCAGTGAGTTCGGTATAACAGCGAGATAGGAGATTAAATATGTACAATACATTTAAATTAATTCAAGCGCATTGGGTGCCACGCCCTAACGAAGAAACAAAGAATATCGATGCTGAAACATTCAATAGAGCCAAGGAGGATGCAATTAAAGAATTACAAAGCCAGATTAATCATATTAATAGAATGGAATTACAACAATATAAGTTTCACCTTAACTACCAGTAAGTTAACTAATTACAGTCCATTCTGTGGGCTGTGGTGAGTTGATTAATAGATAGGAGATAGAGATATGTGTGATTGCTTTACTAAATTAGGTGATGACATGGAAAGTCGCATTAAAGCAAAACTACCTGAAGGAGCAAGCCTACGGTCTTCTGGTTGGAAACAGTCTGGATTGTTTATGTCTGGCGGCGTCATGTCAGTTAATTATTTCATTGAATACAACGCCAGTTATCAGGAAGTCAAAAAGGACGGTACACCGAAAGCCCGCCTAACAAAGCAGGATTTCCCCGTTACGTTCTCATTCTGCCCTTTCTGTGGCGTGAAATGTGAAAGAAACTAGCATCGTGTTTAGTTAATAACGGAGGGAGTATGGCAATAGATGATTTCCATAACGGAAAGCTACCCATGCCGAAGTTATTTAGAGCTGTTCGAGTCGAGTTTGATTCACTGGTTCCAAATGGTCCTAATGATGAATATTGGGTCACAACAATCAGGTATGTAAGACGAGTTAGACATGCTGATGGTTGGCGCTGGCAATTGGTCAGGACGCATCATAAAGGTTTGGATAGATGGGATCCATACCTAGAGTTAGATAGGGAAGGACTTAACGACATTAATCATGTGTACGGACTAATTAAATAGTTAGGAGGGAGTATGACATGGGAAAAATGACATTCGTAGTTGAGTATGAAGATGGCAGGGAGCCGTCTGTAAACGCAGGAACGGAGATATTAGGCGGTAAATTGTTATCAGTTGGATTTAATGACTACCGAGATGAACAACTAACTCAGGATGAAGTTAGCGCCTTAAATCACGCAATTAACTTTAACGACTTGAAAGAAACCTGCAAAGACTTTGAAGTTAGTTATGACGAAGTTGTAGCAAAACTCTAAAGCCCTAGGTCAGCAGTAACCCACCGCACCAACACCAGATAACCACCCTATCGCTCACCTAGCGAGGTAACAATGAAAACTAACTATTACAGCGCTATGCGTGATTGCATGGCGGTGCGTATCACTACGCCTCAAGCACGTAAAAATAAACGTACAAGCCCATGGTTATTCAGTTTAGCTGTGGTCATTGTGACAACCGTTGGCGTAATACCAACATTTGTAAGTTGAGGTGATTATGCAAATTTCTTACAGCTACTCGAACGGAACTCGAGTAATAGATGGAAAAACAGTCATGGAATTTGACGAAAGTAGCAAGCTTAGTATTGAGACAGGAAGTTTCGCTGAGTTGGCTAAATTAACGGAGATTGACTCAGTTGAGGCAATGGAATATGTACTCGATTGTGACGATGAATCGCTTGAACGGACTATCAATGCAATAGGCAAGGAGGCCTTTATTAACAGGATATTACGTGTTTCTAAGCTAAGGAGAGTTGCGTGATTACCAACACCTACGGACTCAGAAACGACTGGTACGAACGCCAAATGGAACGAGAAGCGTTTGTTAATTCTCAGGAAGAGAAAACATCAGTCGATGAGGTTATGGATAGCCTACCAGAAGAACTACTGTGTATGGATTTAGCAAGGAAGTTAAATCCGGTATTTGAAATTAGCCCTCAAGCGCTGGATGC